TAGACAAATTAGATGGTTTAACAAAACAATGTGCCAAAGCAATTTGGAAATCGTTCGACCCTCAAAACGGCGATAACTTCAACGAAACATCATGTAGGGCGCAGTTTGTTAAGAACTACGAAGTGCAAGAAACAAGAGAGCGTGAGCGTTTAAGATTGTCTAATTCGATTAAAGATAATCACTTGTTATTAAAAGCAAGAGAAAAAGCAGAACGTGAACGTGCATTGATTGGTGCAGGTCAAAAGCAAATTGAAATGACCTCTACAGGAAACTTGGTAGAGGTAGCAAAAGAACCAGTAGATGTGGCAGAGATAATCAATAAAAGCAAAATATCAGATAAAGGAAAAGAGTTATTGAAACAAGCAATAGGGGGATAGATGAAAGAAAGAGTGAAAGAGTTTGATGTAAGTGTAAACGTTAGCTTTAACGTTAGTTTTCAAGTCATGGCAACTAGCGAGGCACAAGCAAGAGTAAAGATTGAAAACTTGCTAGAAATAATGCGAAACGAGGCAACAGTCGATTGCCATATTCATCCTAGATACGATGTGTACGTTGACGATACAGAGGCATTGTTAAATCAAATTAGTTATTGGTAAGGAGTGATAGATTATGTTAGTTAAAGATGAAACAAAATATTGTTGGGTTGATGATGAAGTGGCTGGCGATCCGCAGGATAATATTAAAGAGGCTATCGCAGATTATGTAGATAACGAATACGACTATGGCGATTTTGGTAGCTTAAGTCGAGAAGAGTTATTACAAACAACAATAGAAGTCGGTCATCCATACCGATATGTGCCAGAGGTAGACGGCGAGCGTGTAATTTGGAATGTATGTGATTACAACTTAGATGATGAAATCGCAGAATGGTCAGACGATTACATGAAAGATGTTAAAAATGAACATATTGACGAACTAAGTGAAGAACTAACAAAAGTATTCCAAGCATGGGAAAAACGTCATAGTTATGAGAACCGAGCATTTGTGGTACAAGAAACAAAAACATATCGAATTAATGATTATATTGAGGAGGTTTAGTTGAATACAGTACAAATTTTAGGTAATTTAGCACGTGATCCAGAAGTGCGATATACACAAAGTGGCCGAGCGGTGGCCACGTTCACAGTAGCAGCAACGAACACATACATTGATAGTGCTACAAATGAAACGAAAGAACAAACTGCTTTCGTCAACTGTGTGGCTTGGGGGAAGTTAGGTGAAAGCGTAGGCAACTTGCGTAAAGGCAATAGAGCGTTTGTAGGGGGTAGACTTCAAACACGTAGTTATGAAACACAAGACGGTCAGAAACGATATGTAACCGAAGTAGTGGCTAACTTTGTAGGTACATCACTAACAAACGATGATGCAAGCACATCTAACTTTGATAGTTTTGAAAACAATGGTGGCGATGAAAATGTTCCGTTTTAAGGAGAAAAAAGATGGTTGAGTTATTAGTTGTAATGAATTGTGGAACGGCTAGATATAAAACAGAAACTTTTAAAGATAAAAACGCTTTTATTGATGCTATAGATAATGTGCAAATAGGAAATAAAAAGTTAATTTGTTTCACAGATAAATTAGGTAGATATATCGCCGTATCTCCAACTAATTGCGTAATCGAATGTACTGATTGTTAGTGGTGAGTGATGAAGATCGAGTTATTTAATGATAATTTTCAGAATTTTAAGCGATATGGAATACCAAAGGCACAGTTAGTCATTGCAGATATTCCATATAATCTAGGGAATAATGCATATGCAAGTAATCCTATGTGGTATGTAGGCGGTGATAACAAAAACGGTGAAAGTAAAAAAGCTGGTAAAGCGTTCTTCAATTCTGATTACAATTTCAACATTGCAGAATATTTTCACTTTTGCAATCGATTATTGAAAAAAGAACCTAAAGAACGAGGACAAGCACCATGCATGATTGTGTTCTGTTTGTTTCAACAAATGCCAATGGTGATTGAATACGCAAATAAACATGGGTTTAAGAATTATATCCCTATCACGTTTAACAAAAATTATAGCGCACAAGTGCTAAAAGCTAATATGCGGATAGTTGGTGCTACTGAATATGCATTAGTGTTATATCGTGAGAAACTTCCGAAATTCAACAATAACAAGAAAATGATATTTGATCACTTTGAATGGAAACGTGATAACAAAAATATCGTTCCTAATATCCACCCAACGCAAAAGCCTGTAAGTGTATTGAAACGCTTGATAGAAATATTCACAGATGAGGGCGATGTTGTGATTGATCCAGTAGCTGGTAGTGGTAGTACATTAAGGGCTGCAATGGAATTAGGGAGAAGTGCATATGGGTTTGAAATCGATAGAAGAATGTATTCTAAAGCAAAAGAAGAAATGTTGAGCGATGTAAAAGTACAAACAAATTTAATGGAATTTGCAGAATAAATTAATGTTGAGACTACTGGTATAAGGTATGAATTTCAAGAGGGGTGAGTGAATGACAGAACAAGATATTCAATATGCATTAGGGAGGCACCTGTTTTTACAAAATATAGTAATTCCAAATATAACAATGCATGGGGACGGAAAAGGCAAGGGGCAATATGAAGCAGATTTAATCTACTTCAATCTTAAAGCAAGAGTTGTTACTGAAATAGAAATCAAGGTAAGCATTCAAGATTTCAGAGCAGATTTTAAGAAGAAAAGATACCATGATCATTTACATGTAGGCTATTTGTATTATGCAGTACCGATAGACCTATATGAAACCCATAAGGATGAAATAGAAAGCCTATTAGGTGATGCGGGGTTAATAGTAGTCAATATATCAAATAATAAAAAAGAATATTCTAGATATATTAAAAGGGCAAAGAGGCGTAAAGATGTAAAAGTATTGAATGAAAGTGAAGTTATTAACTATTTGAGGATTGGATGTATGAAATGGGTGAATAGATAATGCCGATAAATAGCAAACAAAAAGGTGCTAGAGGTGAACGAATGTGGAGAGATGTGTGTAGGTCGCATGGGTTCGATAAAGTCCGTAGAACTGCACAATATTGCGGCAATACAGGCGATGCATCGGACTGTGTAGGGCTGCCGAACATACATCAAGAGGTCAAATTCGTTGAGAACCTAAATGTACGTAAAGCATACGAGCAGGCGGAACACGATGCAAAACAAGCAAACAATGGCGATATACCCATTGTAGCTTGGAAGAAAAGTAATCAAAAGTGGCTTGTAGTTATGAGTGCAGATGATTGGTTTAGATTGTATAAGGAAAGTGAGTGGAGTAATGGTTAATATGAGTGAGTTTGTTCCTGACAATAACCTTAACTGGTTAGCACTAGCAGCTTGTGTGTATGGAGATATAAGTGCTGGTAGAGCGTTATGTTGTTTAGGTTTAAAAGGCACTAAACCACAGAAAACATATACACGTGTAAGTGAGTTAGATGGAAATTCATTATTGCAAATGCATAACGCTGGAATGTCATTAAGGGCAATTAGTTATCAAGTAGGAGCAGATTATAAAACTGTGAAAAAAGCGTTGATTATGTTGGGGGTGGAGTTTTGACAGAACAAATAAAAGTAAAGCTGGTTAGTGAATATGCACAACTACCAACAAGAGGTAGTGAAGATGCAGCTGGTTTAGATTTGTATTGTCCATTTCATATCAAAGTGCCTGCAGATAGTCAAAAGAAAATACCACTAGGTGTAGCGGTGGAAATACCGAAAGGTCATATGGGTTTACTTGTGCCACGAAGTAGTATGAGTAAAACACCATTAAGATGTGCCAATAGTGTAGGCATTATTGATGCTGACTTTCGAGGTGAATTAAGCATTGCATATGAAAATGTATCTTGTAGCGATTACACAATATTTAGATGTGATCGCATCGCACAATTAATTATCGTACCAGTAGCAATGGTCGATGTAGTAGAGGTAGATGAATTGAGTGAAACAGAACGAGGTACTGGCGGATATGGCAGTACTGGTAAATAAGTTTTTAAAATTAATTAACTGCAAAGGGAAAAAACAAAGAAGTTGAAGAATGGAAAATGAATTAGATTGTAATTATAAAAAACTACAACGGATGCATGAAATGGAACGTGATGGGGCATTAATGTGTGTAACGTTACTAATACTATCAATGTTAGTTATGATTGCGTTCTTGGTGTATTGGTTATTTAAGTAAAGGATATGGGCGGTGAAATATCCGCCCTATCATAAGAGGTGAGTATGAGTACTTTTTACAGAAAAACTAGGCAGTATATACTTTCAGCCTATAGCATTGAAAGTTTAAATGAGATTAGGCGGAAAGTGGATGATGTTTATAATGCAGGGAAACTCACGGATAAAGAGTATGACAAGCTAATAAAACTTATGGACTATATAGTTGAAAAAGGTGTTAAGTGCATAATGGTAGGGTTATAAGAGGTGTACATGACAAGCTATAGCGGTTACGTAGAACACTCCGACTTTTACATAGCACCTCAAAGCTATCAAGATGCATTTGATTTCTTGTGCAGGCTTGCAGCCGAGAGTGATGAGAATACATTTTATATCGGTAAGGTGAGTGAAAACATAGATGATTTTGATTTGTATGATGTAGTTGAATTTAGATGGAATGAGGATAGAGGGGCGTGGGTGCAGTATGATCACAGATAAACAAGGTAGAGAGTGGTTACTTCAAAAGCTATATGATGATGGTTGGCGGTATATTGTGGCTGATAAATACGATAATATGTATCTAACAAATGAAAAGCCATCCATGTTTGATGATGTGAACGAAGTAAGAATAAGCAGTTGTAAAAAGCATATTGGTATAACTGGGGTTATGGCAGCGTTGCCAAAATTAAGTGCTAATGAGGTTTTTAGTATTGAAGAGGAATTAGGTATTGTTGATTGGTCGAAAGTAGAAGTTGATACACCGATTTTTGTAAGAAATAGCATTGCCGAAGTGTGGAAGTGTAGGTATTTTGCCGAATATGAAGATGGAAAAGTGTATACGTGGCGTGATGGAAAAACATCTTGGAGCAATGTAGTGTCTGATAGACCTGTTGCTTGGGGGTATGCGGAACTAGCGTTTAAAGGGTGAGGTGAAGTGTTTGGGAGAATTAGACGAAAAGAAACTAATAGAAATGGCGGTTGAGTACCTACAACCTGTTAAGTTGGTTGAAACACAAATTGAGTCTATCAAAAAAGAGATTAACTTATTGAGGCTTAACATGACAACAATAGGTGCGATCGATTATTCAAAAGATAGGGTTAGTGGTGGTGGAACTCCGCAAGGACTAGATGGTAGCGTGGCTAAATTCCTTGATGTTGTTGCGGAAAGAAATAAACGTATTGATGAATTAACTGATTTAAAGTGCGATGCTATCAGACGAATTGATGCATTAGATGAAAAACAAGGGGCAATCATATTGAGATATGAGTTTATTCTTAACAATTCGACTGACGATGCATTAAAAATGATTGGTAATTATTCGGAAAGGCAGGCAAAACGATATAAACAAAAAGCCTTATTGGAGTTCGGGAAAAAACTTGTCCTATAATGTCCGTAAATGTCCTTAATTGTCCATATACCTATAGTCTGCTATTAGGTATAATATATATGTAGAAGTTGCCACTAAGCAACTACTACTCACTCTTTCCTTAGGACATCAAAACACAACAACAAGCACGCCCATATAAGAGCGTGCCTTTGTTGTATATGGGCGAAATGGAACGTATAGCGCTAACGGTCGCAGAGTAGCAGCGCAACCATAATTGATTACTAAGGAAACAACACTATACTTTTTTCTAATTTCAATCTGAAGTAAGTGTTAAGACAAAAATTTTATATGTAAATTTTACTGCAAACTGATATAGGGTGAGTCGAATATCTTCACTAGAGCTTATACATTATCACTTTCATAGATACGAACTTACCCTACATTGGTTACACATTGAATACTGACAACTAGCAACCTCCAAAAGAAACTTATTCATATTCTTGTTGTTACTTAACCTAACACGATTACGATCCATCAAATTGTTAGTTGTTGGTATTGAGTGTGTAATTGATTATTGAAAACTGAAGTTATATTGGTTTCCTAGGAACTAACCATGATACAGAGTTTTAGAAGGAACGCTAATTCCTGTGTGGTTACATTGGAAAAAGTCCAAGGGTATAACTTCGGTTTTGAGTGATTAATACACAATAAATGAATATAACTATCAAGATATGGGGTATATCCACGGCGATATACTCCAATTTTTGTATAAAATTATCAAAAGAGGGAAATATGACACAGGTACATTGCGATAGAAAGCATTGCTTGAACAATGATAAATATGGAATATGCACTGCTGATGCAATAGAATATAACGGCTTGTGTCAGACGTATATAACGGCTAAACATTCTTGTAAGCCACATTGCGGAATATGTCGCAAGGATAAAGGCAAGTTAAAACGAAAAGGCGGTGAGGTTCTTAAATAATGGAAATTGTAACGAAAAGCTTACATGAATTAACTCCATATGATAAGAACGCACGCAAGAATGATAAAGCCGTTCCGTTAGTAGCCAAATCAATTGAACAGTTTGGGTTTAAAGTGCCGATTGTCATTGATAGGAATAATGTGATTGTGTGTGGTCATACCAGATATAAGGCAGCACATGCGTTAGGTATTGAAGAAGTACCTTGTATTATTGCTGATGATCTAACAGACCAACAAATAAAAGCGTACAGACTGGCGGATAACAAAGTAGCCGAGGTATCTAAATGGGATAAAGGCATTTTGTCATTAGAGATGAATGAAATATTTGATTTTGATATGTCGGACTTTGGGTTTGAAATTACTGACCCAGTAGACACGGTTGAAATAGAACTACCGCAAAAGGAAAACGAGCGTGAGCGGACGGCTAATGCATATAACTTGTATGATTTTGATGAAAACAGATGCACAGGGATATATGACATACCTACACTGGATAAGGTGATACACACGCCGAAGTCGTTAATGGGGTTTAATTATTGCAAAAGTACACCTCCACAAGAAGGCGTAGGGGTTTATTTCTTCCTTGATGATTATCAATTTGAAAGAGTATGGAATAGTCCGGAAGATTACTGTACCATGCTTGCAGATTATGATTGTGTATTAACGCCTGATTTTAGTTTATACACGAACATGCCAATAGCGATGATGATATGGAATACATACAGAAGTCGCTTAATCGGTCAAATGATGCAAGATTATGGGTGTACTGTTATTCCTACTGTGTCATGGGCTGGTACAGATAGCTATGATTTCGCATTTGATGGATTACCAACAGGCGGAACAATAGCGGTATCAACTATAGGCGTTAAAAGAAGTAAAGATGCATTTGATATATGGGTACAAGGTATGGACGAATGCATGAAAGTAGTTAAGCCGCATAACGTAATTGTATATGGCGGTGATATTGGGTATACATTCGATTGCGATGTAACATATATCAGTAATTCAGTAACTGACAAAATGAAAGGGTGAACACATAATGGGTGGCCGTGGTGCTGGTCTAGGTGGAAAAAATGCTATATCGATAACATTTAAAGATGGTAAGACTAATATGTACAGAATGAATGATGCTGGCGTGTTACTGGAAAATGGACGTCCTAGCAACCTAAAAACATCTATTAAGCAATTGGAAAGACATGCTAAAAGTAATGGGTTATCAGTCAAAACTTATAATAATAAACAATTGAAAGAATATGATAAAGCATACGCAAAACAACGTGAAGCAGATAGAAAAAGCTTGAGCGAAGCAGATGCAAGATCGGATGCTATTGGCAATGCAATTAATAAACAATATAGAAACGGTCTTAAATCTAGCAGATTAGGACGTAGAGGTGTGTATTAAAAATTCGTAAACAGTGATTTAACAGCGAAGGGAAGTGAGCAAAGTCAGACGATTGGACAACTTAAAAGGCATTGATTATAAATGGTGAGGTGAGTACACGGGCGGTAGAGGTTCTGGATATTCGCTAACAGGTAGCGGAGAAGAAAGCAAAGGCACAAAGAAAAGCAAGGCAAAACTTGCAGCGTTGCAAGCTAGCTTTGATGCTAAATTCAATGATCATGTAAATAACATGAGAGCAAGGCAAGGCCAAGTGTGGCACGTTGAAAAAGGAAAAGGCCGTGCAGAAAAAAATAGAGCAGACAGAGAAAATGCTAGTTTAAACAGCCTAAAGGAAAAGATTGAAAAACAAAAACGAGTGGTAGAACGTCAAGTAGCTCGTGATAATGCTAGAGGAAGCCTGTTCGACCATAAAGGTAATTTAAACATAACTACACGGAACATCAAACAGGTAAAAGCGTATTTAAAAGATTTAGATAGTGGAAAGGTACCTAAAACTAGAACAACCGCAACTATTAGAACGTGGAAAAAGAAAGTTGCTAATTTAGAGAGCTCTATAAAAAGTAGTAAAAAGACAAAGATATCTAAATCTGCTCAAAGTTTAATTGACAGTGGTAAGGTTAAGCAATGGGCGAAAAAGCCAAATACATATTTTATAAGCGGTTTGAAGAAAACGGCTTTGGAATTGCAATCAGATGGCACTTTTAAACATAGTCCACGTTATTATGGGCCAGCAACTCATGAACATGCAGCGAGGGTGGCTAATTTCATCAAAACAGGCAATTTATAACCATAAACCACGGATATAGCACAGAAAGGGGGTGAGCCAAGTGGCTATTAACAAACAAAACCTAAGAGATATAGGCAAGTTACCGAAAGAAGAGCGTCAACGGCTTGGTTCACTCGGTGGCATTGCTAGTGGCAAGGCAAAAAGAGCCAAAAAGACATGGAGAGAAATAACCAATACATTACTTGATACACCATTAAAAGATGGCCAAGTAGACGAGAAAATAAAGAGCCTTGCAAGTGCTAAGGGGTTAAATATAACGGCACAGACGGCCATTGTGCTAAAACAGGTGGTAAATGCAATCAATGGGGATAATAAGGCAGCCGAATTCGTATTAAATGTATCTGGAGGACTTACAGAGAATGACGAGCCAACACAGGACACGTTCAAGCGTGTTGATTTAACTGAGGTTATTATTCCACATTATGACGTGGTAAGTGCTGATATTAAACGGCATAGACACACGCATTATTGGTTGACTGGTGGACGTGGTAGTACTAAATCGTCATTTGTTGGTATTGAAGTAGTAGACACCTTGATGAGTAACAAGGATTGTCATGCGGTTGTATTACGTAAAGTAGGGCAGACACTTAAAAACTCCGTATACGCTCAAATAGAGTGGTGCATAGAGAAATTGGGTGTATCTGATAAGTTTACGTTCAAGAAATCGCCATTAGAGATTATCTATAATCCAACAGGGCAACGAATATTATTCCTAGGTGTTGATGATCCACAAAAAGTAAAATCAATTAAATTACCATTTGGGTATGTCGGTATAGTATGGTTCGAAGAATTAGACCAATTCGCCGGCATGAATGAAATACGAAATATAAACCAGTCCTTATTACGTGGAGGTGATAAGTACTGGTGTTTTTATTCGTTTAATCCACCTAAAAGCCGTGATAATTGGGTGAATGTAGAACAATTAACAGATGATGCAGATAGAATGGTAATCAAAAGCGATTACACTATGGTACCTGTGGAGTGGCTAGGGCAACAATTCGTTAATGAAGCCGAAAAGCTAAAAGAGGCACGGCCTGACCTGTACGCTCATGAATATATGGGCGAAGTAACAGGCACAGGCGGTGATGTATTCCCTAACGTTGAAGAATTAGACATCACAGATGAAATCATAGATACATTTGATAATGTATTCCATGGTATTGACTTTGGTTTTGCTACTGATCCATTCGTATACATGAAAATGAACTACGATGAAAAGCACGATACTATTTATATTTACGATGAAGTATACGGCACTAAATTAACCAATAAGAAAGCCGTGAACCTCATCAAGGATAAAGTAGGTGATAGGCCTGTATATTGTGATAGTGCAGAACCTAAATCTATAGCAGAATTTACAGAATTAGGTATAAGAGCCTATCCAGTGCGTAAAGGGCCAGATAGCCGTGATTTTAGTATTAAATGGTTATCAGATAGAGCAAAGATTTACATTGATAAAAAGCGTTGCCCTAACGCATATCGTGAGTTTATGTCTTACGAATTCGCACAAGACAAAGATGGCAATTTCATTTCTAGTTATCCTAAACATAATGACCATACCATTGATGCGGTGCGTTATGGCTTACGTGAAATTATGGACGGTGCAAGATTTAGTTGGTAAGGAGGTACAATGCTAACAATTAATGAAATGTGGCAAGCAATCATAGAAGGGAATAGTGGTATCTCTGAACGTGAATTCTTGCAAAATGAAATACGTAAATTTTTAAGCGGTAAAGAAAGAAAAGACATGCTGACCGGTAGACGATACTACGAGGGGAAGCATGACGTTCTAAACAAAAAGCGGACTACCATCATCGAAGATGGAAAGTTGATGGAGCTTGAAAACCTACCGAACAATAAAATCGTCGATAATAAAATTGATGATTTAGTAGACCAAAAAGTCAATTATATGCTTGGTAAGCCGCTTGAAATTAAGACGGAAGATGACCGCATCACTGATATATTTAATCGTAAATTCCAACGTACACTATTAAACGTATGCAGCGATGCGCAGATAGTTGGTAAAGGATACTTGTATCCGTATATTAACGCAAATGGTGATATAGCATTTAAACGTTTAAAGCCTGAAAACATTATTCCGTTTTGGCGTGATGATGATCATACGCAGTTAGATGCATTTGTGTATATGTACGATATGGAAGTGTATGCTCCGCTAGGTGCTAATCAGACAGTAACATTTGTAGAGTTTTACACAAAAGACAAAGTAAAGTATTACATCTATCAAAATCAAAACTTGTACATCAATCAAGAAAAAGACGAGCAACGCTATATTAACGCTGGCAACGTGTTCTATGATTGGGGTCAAGTACCTTTAATCTGTTTCAAAGGAAATCACATAGAGCAACCTATTATTAATCGTGTTAAATGCTTACAAGATGCATTGAATGATATGTATTCGATGTTAGCGGATAACATGATGGAAGATAGTCGGAATACAATTCTGATATTGAAGAACTATGACGGCACAGACCTAGCAGATTTTAGACAAAAGCTAGCCCAATATGGAGCGGTCAAGATTAATACTGTAAATGGTGATGGTGGTGTTGAGGCTTTACATATAGAAGTGAATACGGCTAACTATCAATTTATTATCCATGCATTGAAAACGGCAATTATAGAAAATGGCCGTGGATTTGATGCAAAAGATGATAGAATGGCTAATAATCCTAATCAGATGAACATCATGAGCATGTATTCTGATATTGATTTGGATAGTAACCAACTTGAAGTAGAATTCCAAGCATCATTTGAACAAATGCTTGAATTCATTGGCCAGTATTACAACATTCTAGGTAGTAATGCACTTGACGATGTGGAATTTATATTTAATAAACTCACACCAGTCAATGAAAGTGAAATCATCAACAATTGCCGTAACAGTGTAGGCATCATCTCCAACGAAACAATCGTATCTAATCACCCATGGACATTAGACACCAATGAGGAATTAGAACGTTTGAAGAAAGAACAGGCCGAATTAATGCCTGACTTTGTAATTCCTAATGGTGGTGAGGGACATGGCGAATGATTACTGGCAAAAGCGGTATGAACGTATCCTAGATGAAGCATTTCAAAAGGCGACGTTAACCGATGAGGAAATCAAAAAGCAGTATGCACGAGCGTTACGGCGAATAGAAAAGGCCATTAATGATTGGTATCGAAGATTTGCCAATGAAAACGGCATTACATTACAAGAAGCACGAAAGCTACTAGATAAGTACGAAATGAAAGCCTTTAAGATGGACTTGAAAGAGTTTGAAAAAGAGGCGAAACAATTCGGAATGTCTAAGGAACATCAACAAATGCTATCTAATGCATCGATACGTGAGCGGTTAAGCCGTGAGCAAATGCTATATATCAATATGGTGCATGAAATCGAAGTCATGGCACACGGTCAAAATGTATCGGTTAAAAATATGTTAGATGATGTGTATAGATCATCAGTATATAAGAGTGCATATACGGCACAAACGCAACGAGGCACGTACTCAATGATTAATAGCATTGATGGTAAGCGTGTTGATAGTGTTATAAATAGCCAATGGGCTAATGATGGCCAAGATTTCAGCAGTCGCATATGGAGTGATAAGGTCAAGCTAGTAGCTAACTTGCAGAATGATTTCACACAAGCGTTGATGATTGGCCAAGGTGCTGACACTATGGCTGATAACCTAAGTAAGCGAATGAAAACATCGTATAGCAACGCTAAACGGCTAGTAGAAACAGAAACAGCACGAGTACATGAACAGGGCTTTCTTGATAGTATGGCAGAACTCGATGTTGATAAGTTGGAGATACTAGCCACGCTAGACAGTCATACATCGCCTATTTGTAGGAAAATGGATAGAAAGATTGTTAGACGTGTTGATGCTAAACCTGGCGTTACTGTTCCTCCGTTCCATTGCTATTGCCGGTCAACTACAATTCCGTATATCCCTGGACTCGAAGAAACTCGAACAGGTAGAAATCAGAACGATAAGAGTACTGATTTTAACAGGGCGATTACCTACGAGGAATGGGAAAAAGAATATATCAATTAGCAGCGGAAACGCTGCTTTTTTATTGCCATTTTAGTATTGTTGGGCGATAACTAACAAGACCGTAGCCGTGAGGTGTGGCTCACGAAAATAAAGCGAAATGGGTATTTGTATAAGGGGGTCAATATGACTAAAGACGAATTAATGAAGTTAGGTTTGAGTGAAGAGGTAGCAGACAAAGTGGTGGAAGATTACGGCAAAAATTACGTATCTAAAGACCAATTTAATGCGAAAAACGACAAACTCAAATCTGTGGAGGGGGAATTATCAAAGGTACGTGGTGAAATTGATAACCTTCAAAAAGCTAATGCTAGTAACGACGAACTAAAGAAACAAATCGATGCATTGAAAGCCGATTCAGACAAAAGAACCACTGAATACGAGGCGAAAATCAAAAGCATGGAAATCGATAGTATCGTTAATACGGCATTGAGTGGTGTCAAATCTAAGAACAATAAAGCTGTGCGTGCTTTGTTGGATCTAAACGATGCAAAAATTGAAAATGGCGAAATTAAAGGGTTAAAAGACCAATTAGATGCGGTCATGAAAGAGAACCCTTTTTTATTTGGCGAAAACACAAAACCAACAGGCACACCAGCTGGCAATGATGGCGGTAAGCATGGCACACCTACGATTACATCAAAGGAATTTGCAAAGATGAACTATGCTGAACGCTCTAAACTTTACGATGAAAATCAAGAACTTTATAACCAATTATCAAAAGGAGATAACTAATGGCATTAACTACTTCTACTAACATGATTAAACCGCAAGTGATGGCAGACATGGTGTCCGCTGGCTTGCCTAAAGCGATTAAATTCACACAAATCGCAACATTCGATAACACTTTGGTAGGTCAACCAGGTGAAAGCGTAACAGTACCAGTATGGGGTTATATCGGTGATGCGGTAGACCTTACAGAAGGTACAGTAATGGATACAGAACAAATGACTGCAACTCACGATGATTACAAAATCAAAGAGGCTGGCAAAGCAGTTGAATTAACTGATAAAGCTATCCTTACAGGATTGGGTGACCCAGTTGGTGCAGCTGCTCAACAGTTGTCTATGGCTATTGCATCTAAAGTCGATAACGATGTATTGACTGCGTTGAGTGGTGCTACACTTACTTCTACTTCTACAAGTGCGATTTCTTATGATGGTATCGTTGATGCGGTTGCTAAATTTGATGAAGAACAAGAAGGCGTGGTGAAATATTTATTTATTTCCCCAGCACAAGAAGCAACTTTGCGTAAAGACCCTAACTTCATCGACAAAAACAAATACGGCAACGATGTAATGGCTAGTGGCGTAATCGGTAAAATTGCTGGCTGTAACGTTGTTGTTTCTCGTAAAATCGTTGAAAATGAAGGCAACTTCAATAACTATATCGTTCAAGTTACACCAGAACCAGAAGATGGTGTTCCAGTACTTCCAGCAGTAACAATCTTCATGAAACGTGATGCATTAGTTGAAACTGATCGTGATGTATTGAAACGTACAAACGTTATTACAGTAACTGAACATTACATTGCAGCATTAACCAATAAATCCAAAGTTGTAAAAGCAATATTCAAAAAATAGAGGGTGAAATTATGGGAATGCTATTGAGACGATACCACAAGACGGAAAATCAAACAGTAGAGGAAACTACGAACACGGAAGAAAATCCAACAGTAGAGGAAACTACGGATAGCAAAGGATTGGTGAAGAATGTTAGAAAAAATTCTAGATCTAATTCTGACAATAACGAATAAAAGCTTTGATATTGAAATACCTATTCTTAACTATCTGATTACTGCAGAAACCCAACGAGTACTCAATATTATTAACTGTAAAACGCTACCGACTGAACTCGAACACGTAATAGTGTATCGGGTAGTCGGAGCGTATTTACAAACTAATATTGTTGCGTTAGTTGGTGTTGAAAACTTAGACGTGCCTACACAGATTAAAATGGGTGACACTCAAGTGAGTTTTAGCAGTAAAAGTGCAGAGGATAGATTGAAAGAAATGGCTCAAATATTCGCAAATTATGGAGAGGGTGAGTTGACATGCTTCCGACGGCTGAAATGGTAGAGAAGTACACAAAGCAAATCGAGAAACTTTACGATTGTGAATGTACGATTGAAACCGAAATCGACCAAATGGACGAAGAAACAGGGATAATGGCAAAATCAACAAAAATTGACGGCCCATATCCTTGCAGATTGTCATATAAAACATCGAATACTGCCAATATGGCTGAAATTCCAAAATTTACGCAGTATACGAGCCTTTTCTGTTCGCCTAGTGTAATCATACCAAAAGGCTCTCGAATAGCTGTTACAGGGCGAAATACAAAGCAACTTTTTCGCAGTGCATCGATTTCTGCACGATACGACACCCATCAAGAGGTGCAACTCGAAAATTTAGAGGTGCATTGATATGGGCGTTGAATTTGATATGGACGAATTTGCTGAATTTAATCGTAGCTTAGTTAAACTGAGCCAGTCCGGTAGTCTTCAGAACTTTAACAAGCAAGTTGTGAAGGAATTGGCCAGCGTGTATGTGCGTGAAGCTAAATTGAATACACCAGTCGGTAAACGATCGGTTAAATTCATGCAAAACGGCAAAGTACAAACAAAGTACTTTGATAGTGAGCATACCCGCCAATCGTGGAGTGTTGGTAGATATCAACTGAACGAAAAAACCGGACGGATTGAGGTATTTAACACATCCTCTTACGCCTCGTTCCTTAATGATGGCCATCGGCAAGAAGTTGGGAGATTTCTTCCGTGGATAGGTCAATCTAAAGGCGGAGTTATGCAAGGCGGTAGACTGAAAAAGCCTTGGGTAGACGGTGCGTACATGCACGAAAAAGCCGAAAAGGTACTCAGTAAAAACGCTAAACGTATTATGGAAATTACATTAAAGAAATGGATTGAAAAGCATGGTGGATTCTGATGTATTAACAGCTGTATCTAAAGCCGTACATACGGCACTTAAGGTGCCTATATACCTAGAATTCAAAGAAAACAATATGACATTCCCTTGCGCATATATCAAGGTGATTGAACCTAGTATGGGCAGACATGTCGGTGATCTTTATAACACTTCTTTGGATTTAGACATCATGTATTACGCCAATAATCTTGATGTGGTTACTGATACGCGAAAACTCATTGATATTCCTAGAGTGCTGTACCTACTGCTTGAATTTGTACAAGTTGGGGAACGTACAATTATGGGTACAGGTATGAAGTATAAGATTTCAGATGGCGTGCTGCACTTCTTCGTAACGTATGAGAACATACTACGGAAAGTGGCCAAACCTATCGAACGTATGAAGCACATGGAATTAACAGAAAGGGTAAAAGATGGCAGATGAAAAACAAGCAGTCGAGGTAACGACTGAACAACAATTTGATGCTTACGCTATCATTGCATCTGACAAATACAGACGGTATCGTGATTTACTCACGTGCCTTCTTAATGAAGATGAAATGTATACGGAAAGCGACATTGATAAGATTTTAAATCAGGCATTAACAACGCCTGTGAAAGGTTAGTGAAATATGGCATTAGGTGGTGGCACATTCTTATTCCACAATAAAGTATTGCCAGGTACTTATATTAACTTCGTATCCAAAGACCGAGCATATGCAGAAGTATCTGACCGTGGCTTTGGTGCGATGATGCTCTCCTTTGATTGGGGCCCAAGTGGTGAAGTGTTCCGTGTAGATAACGACACATTCCAAAAGGATTGTCAAAAATACTTTGGTTATGACTACGGCCATGACAAAATGAAGGGCTTACGTGACTTGTTCCGTGGCTTGAAAACTGGCTACTTCTACCGCTTAAACTCTGACGGTGCGCAAGCTACAAGCACAATCGGTAAAGCAAAATATAAAGGTATTCGTGGTAACGATTTGGGCGTATCTGTTCAAGCTGATCCAGATAACACAGGTAAATTTATCGTAACTACTTACCTTACTACAGGTGATGTTCGTAAAGTAGTAGATACTCAAAAGAATTTGAAAAATGCAACAGAATTACAAGATAACGATTACATCGTGTTCACTAAAACTGGTGCATTAACAGCTACAGCTTACACCGCATTATCCGGTGGTACTAACGGCTCCGCAATTGTCGTTAAGAATTACCAAGACGGCCTAGATATGCTTGAACCTTACTACTTCAACATATTAGGTTACGCTGGTGCGGATGAAACAGTTAAGAACTTGCTTATTGCATTTACTAATCGTTGCCGTGAACAAAGTGGCGCTAAATTCCAATTAATTATTCATGGTAAGACTAAAGTCAACTATGAAGGTGTTATCTCTATCCTTAATGACGTAACCGACGAAGGCGCTGAAAAAGGCTCTTTGGTATATTGGACAGTAGGTAGAGAAGCATCTTGTAACATCAACGCAACAGTAGGCAACATGATCTATGATGGCGAATTCACTGTAAATGTTAACTACAAACAGTTCGAACTCGAACAAGCTATCAAAGATGGTATGTTTATGTTCCACAATGTTACTGATTCCGTTGGTGGTAATATTCAAGGCGACGTTCGCGTATTGAAAGACATCAACACATTTACTGAATTCAGTAAAGCTAAAAACCGCGACTTCTCTCTTAACCAAGTCATTCGTGTATTGGATAACTGGGCAGTTGACGGCGCTAGATTGTTCAATAAAACACATCTTGATAAATCCCCTAATGACCAAGCTGGTCGTGAGTCCTTATGGGGCGACCTTGTATATCTTGCTGAGCAATATCAAAAGGTACGTGCTATCCAAAACTTCGATGATAAGGATATCCCAGTACCTACACAAGGCGATAACAAGGAAGATGTATTGGTTAACGTACAATTACAGCCAACTGTGGCTATGGAAAAATTGTACATGACTGTTGTAGTAGCCTAGGAGGATAACGCATGGAAAATGAAATTTTAGATGCATTGAAAACGATGGATGCAGCTGACGTTGTTTCTTCTAAATTAGCATCTTGCTATATCGTAGAGAATGGTAACCGATACTTACTGTTTCAAGCGAAGAAACTCAGCGCAAAAATCAAAAAGAATAAAGAAAAAGTGGCTATTTTGGGCCGCATTGGTGCGGGTAATAAGTCTACCTCCGTAGAATACAGCGGTAGCTTAACAATTTACCATAACACAGCTTTATTCGATAAGATGGTTGAAAAATATTTGAAAACGGGTGTGGATACATACTTCGATATGCAAGTAGTTAATAACGATCCAACTTCTAAAGCTGGTCGTCGTTCTGTAATTCTAAAAGGTGTGAACCTTGACGAATTAACAGCAGCGGAATTCGACGCTGAAGGCAAATACATTGAACAAGAACACAACTTCACTTATGAAGGTGTTAAATACGTTCAACACTTTAATGAATTAGACGGGATGCAAGCCTAGTGCTTGCTCCCTTTTTTTTAGGAGGTTTTTATAATGGCTGAAAATTTAAGCGCATTCCTTAAACAAAACGTTGATGTAGTCAATGAAACAGAATACGTAGCATCTAAACGTATTAAAGTGAATGGCGAGCCTGTTGCGTGGAAAATCAAAACATTGGCAACAGATGAAACTGAAAAAATGCGTAAGAAATACACTAAACGCATTACTGACCGCATCACTCGTCAATCTGAAGAACGCTTCGATGCGACTGCATACAACGAAGATGTGCTATCTAAGGCAATCACTTACCCTAATCTATATGATGCGGAACTTCAAGATAGCTGGGGTGTTACTGAACCAGTTGAGCTTGTAAAAGCAATGCTCACACCAGGTGAATACGCTGACCTTTTGGCAGCAGTAACAGAAGCCCAAGGCTATGATGTGGGCATGGAAGATAAGGTAAAAGAAGTAAAAAACTCCTAGAATCCAATGAAACAGAAACGATGTTCGCATATTTGGCATTTGTTAAATACCATATGCGACCTTCTGTTTTTGCGGATATGGACATGAATGAAAAGGCTGTAGTAATTGCCTTTATTCAGCAACATGCCAAAGACGAGCAAGATGAAATGAATAAGGCAAAAAGGGGGTAATGAATGGCTACACTTTCTAACTATATAAGCCTCTCTACTAATATTCCTAATGCTATGAACGCAGCCGCAAACGCAACAACTAAAGCCTATCAATCCATGAACACGCTACATAATAAGATGACCGGCGTATCAAATGCTAGTGAAACGCTAAAAGCTAGCATGGGTGGAATCATGAACAGCTTTGCAGGTAACCTGTTGGCTAGTACTGTGATGAATGGTATTAGCGCTATAAAAGGCGCTATCGAATCAATTCAAGATACTGCTACTGAATGGGCACAGGTTCAAGCTCGGCTCAAATTGGTAGCCGGAAGCCAGGAAAATGCTATTTACCTAAATAAGCAGATATTTGAATCCGCGCAGCGTGCAAGAGGCGGGTACTTAGAAATGGCTGACGCTGTAATCCAAGTATCTCAATCCGCACACGACGCGTTCCCGGACCCAAGAAAAGCTGTAGAGTTCATGGAAGGTATTCAAAAAGTATTCGCCATCGGTGGTGCATCGAAAGAAGCACAAAAGAACGCTATGCTTCAGTTAACACAAGGTTTAGCGAGTGGGCAATTACAAGGTGACGAATTCCGGTCCATTGCTGAAAACGCGCCTATGATTGAAAACATCATTGCTAAATCAATGGGCGTATCCCGTGGCGAACTTAAGAAGCTAGCTTCGGAAGGCAAGATTACTGCTGAAGTCATTAAAAACGCTATTATGAATAACTTGCCTGAGATTGAAAAGCAGTTTGAATCACTTCCTAAAACATGGGGCGATCATATGCAGTCGATTAAGAATAAAGCTATTCGAGCGTTCGAACCTGTGTTCCAACGAATATCCGACCTTGCTAATAGCGAGGGCGTCCGTGAGTTAGTGGACAACGTAACTGGAGCTATCCAAACGGTAGCGCCGGTATTCTATTGGCTCGTAGGGGTTATCGGAGAAACGATTAACACGGCAGTATGGGCATTTAACACGTTATCTAACTTTGTTAGACAACACTCGTCTATCATGTATACGGCTATGATAATATTAGGCGGCGTTATGGCGTTTTATGCAATCCAAGCCGGTATAGCAGCCGGAAGAACGATTCTCGCTGCAGGGGCTATGGCGATTAAGGCCGTAGCAGATTGGGCGGAAACTGCTGCCCTTTTGGCAATGATTGTAGCTCAAGAAGGATTGAACGCCGCATTATATGCGTGTCCGTTAACATGGGTAATCGGCTTGATTGTTGCAGTTATAGTCATAATCTACTTAGCTGTAGAAGCTATTAACTATTTCTGTGATGCGAATATTAGCGTACTAGGAATCGTAGTTGGTGCTTTTTGGGCGTTCGGTTCCGCTATTTTCAATGTGTTCGCATTAGGATGGAACATTATCGCAGCATTTGTTAATTTCTTGGCCAATGTATTTAAAGACCCATTACATGCAGTCGCTAACTTGTTTATCGATATATGGAATGGTATTTGGCAATTCGTAAAAGCCAGGATTAACGATATTATCGATGCGATTAATAAAATCCCAGGTGTAAATATCGATAAAGTAGGCGGGTCTACTGGTGTACTGGAACGGTTCGAGATTGCCGGCGGTGAAACCACTGTCATGGGTAAGATGGATTATTCTAGCGTTACAGGGGCTTTCGGTGAAGGCTATAACATTGGGGCTAACCTTAGCCTAGGTGACTTAATGCCTAACATGCCTGGTGTTAAAACTCCTCAAGAGTTTGACGCTAGCAAAATTACTCCTGGCGCCGATCATGATGCGGCCGATAAGACTAAGAAAAACACAGGTAAGACTGCTAAAAACACAGGCAAGATTGCCAAGTCTATCGACATGACAAATGATGAAATCAAGGAACTCCGTGAAAGCGCTATCGATAAGTCCTTGAAGAGATGGCAAGATGCCAATGTAATTCACATCCAAATGAATAACGATGTGGAAATCAATAACGGCACTGACCTAGATGGCTTTACAAGTCAAATCTCGAAAGGCTTGAAAGATGCATTTGCAATTCAAAGGGAGGGAATCTAAATGTATTACTTCTATATGGGGACGATGCAGATACCGATTCCCCCTAAAGAATTAACCACTACTATCAATGGCAAGAACGAAACTATGGAGCTATTGGGGAAAGGCGAAGTTAACGTTATTAAACCGGCAGGGCTTACTGACATTGCTTTTAAATTCTTATTGCCTAACTCCGATTATCCATTTAATGAGTCCTTGCTCTTTAAGTCTAAGAAGGCTAAGTACTACATCGATGAACTCGAAAAGCTTAAAACTACAAAGACAATCTTCCAATTTATCGTAGTTCGAATGAAACCAGGCGGACAGATGCTAGCCATGACTAACATGAAATGTACGCTCGAAAACTACGTCATAGAAGAAGATGCAGATAACGGCTTTGACTCGTATGCTAACGTAACGTTGAAACAATGGAAAGATTGGGGCGCTAAACGGATTGAAGTGAAGACTGACAAAGATGGTACTGCAAAAGGTAGCGTTAAGTCGGACAGACCGACGGACGGCAAGGTAGCAGCATCTACTGCTAAGGTCTCCAAAGGACAGACTTTACAACAAATCGTTAAGAAGCAATTAGGTAATACGGATAATCTATTCCAAATTGCTGCCCTTAACAAAATCGCTGTGCCCGCTATCTTGGGAGTTGGCCAAGTAGTCCAGCTTAAACGAGAGGGTAATAACGAATGGCTATAGATGAAAAGAAAACAGTCGAAAAATCTCAAATCAATGGCACTATCATTCCGTTACCCATGCCTACTCAACTTCACTATGAGCTGACCATCAGAAATAAAAGCACTGGTGATTTGTGGCTTATAGAACCTGAAGACGGCGTACAAATTACGAGAGCAGTTGATTGCGTTCCAAGTAAGATGACTTTCAAAGTGCCTAAAGACCCTAACCTCAGTTTTGAAGAAGGCGATACGGCTAAGTTCACTTTAAACGGAGGGGCGGTATTCTTTGGGTATGTCTTTGAGAAGCAGCGTGACGGCAAGAACTCAATATCGGTCACTTGCTATGATCAGATACGCTATTTGAAAAACAAAGACTGCTATGTTATCGGAGCTATGACTGCGACTGAATTCATAAAAATGGTAGCCGATGACTTCGGCTTAAAATGTGGATATATGGATGACACCGTATGGAAAACTCCGGAGAAACCGCAAACCATATTCAAAGATAAGTCATTGCAAGAAATGATATGCCAACTACTCGATAAGACGGCCATATACACGCCGAATCATGCGTTCTACCATTTGTACGATGATGCGGGCGAGTTAAGGCTAGCATCGTTTGAGACTATGAAGACAGATATTTACATTGATGATGAGTGCATGGAAGATGTGCAATACACAACTTCTATAGACAAGGAAACATACAACTATGTTAAAATCGTCCGCACCGTTCCAAACGGCGCATCAAGTAAGTTGGAGAACACTTTCATAGCTAAGGACGATAAAAACATCGAGAAATGGGGCAGATTACAGTATCTGCTCATTCCTAAAGAAAAGGACGTCAACGCAGTAGCGCAAGCCAAGGCAATCATGGCTCACAAAAACAAGAAAAGCCGTGAAATCAAACTCAAAAATGTCATTGGCGATGTGCGTGTGCGCGGTGGGTCCTTGGTGTACATCAATCGAAACTTTGGCGATATGATTGTTAATAATTACATGATGGTAACCTCTGTTACTCATACGTTTAAAACAGGATTTCACGGAATGGATTTAGATTTACGATACGTTGATAATGACGCAGCTTATGAAGTTGCGAAAGACGAAGATGCTGAAGCGGTTAAGAAGATTGAAGCTGCTAAGAAAACCAAGGGTACCGCAGTCACTACGGGGGCAGGAGGTACAGCAGGTCAAGTCGATACCGCATTCAGCGCCAATGACGGCCGAGTATCTCAATACGGCAGTCAAGGCTGTGCCGACACAGTATGCGCTACTGGGTCTTGGTACAATTCTGATTTGAAAGATGAGTACAACAAAGGCACGGCAAGAGTTGATACGCTTCGCCAAAATCTCGAGGCTAAAGGTTATACAACGGAACAATTCAACGGATACGCTAATAAAGGCGATTTGTTGATTTATGGTGATGATGAACACGTTGTTATTGCAGATGGTGCAGGCGGATGCTTTGGTAATTCTTCTAAGCGTGGCTATGCTATGAAATATGGTAACGCAAATTACGCATGGCACAATGACGAAGCGCCGACTAAGATTATTCGAATGGGGGCTAAATGATGGATAGCGATTACATGAAAATCGTTAATACGATTAAAGAAATAGCGAGCACCGTTATATTGAATGGCGAACCTATGGAAGTAATCGTCGGCGAAGTTGTTAGTGTATCACCGCTTGCTATTAAGATTGACCCTAAGTTAACCGTACCTGAAGAAAATATTATTCTTACTAAAAACACCTGTGAATGGACTATGGAGATGAGCGTTGATCATGTTACAGAAAACCGAGCAGGTGGCGGAGGTATGGCTGAATATGCAAGCCATAACCATGAGTACAAAGGGCGTAAGAAGTATCTCGTTCATAACCAATTAGTCATGGGCGACAAAGTCATTATGCTGAAGGAAACAGGCGGACAGCGTTACATAGCATTAGACCGTTGGTATAACCCGAACAGGGGGTGCACGACTAAGTAATGGCAGATAATTTACTATTACCAAAACAAAATAACGATGCGCTTATTCCTGACACAGTGAATTACATTGAACCGTCGCATACGTATGACGTTGATTTTAGAACGGATAGCCAAATTAGGGGCTATGCGGATAAGTTGCGGGCTATGGAGCAAGCGATTTATAAAATCATCAATACGGAGCGATACCAATATATCATTTACAGTTGGAATTACGGCATCGAACTACAAGACTTATTCGGTCAGCCAATTCCGTATGTGTACGCTGAGTTACAGCGACGCATAGAAGAGGCTTTACTGAATGACGATAGAATAACTAAAGTATACAACTTTGACTTTAGCCACGAAGGTGGTGACGTCATGGTTGAGTTTGATGTAGATACCATCTATGGTACGCTACAAAAAATCAAGAAAGGGGTGAAAGGTATTGTATGAGCATATGACGGCCAATCGGATTGAAAAACGAATGCTCGATAGAGTTAAAGATGAATTCGATCGGCGCGAAGGTAGTGTTATATACGATGCTACAGCTCCGGCAAGTGTAGAGTTCGCAGAGCTCTACATTCTAGCAGATGTTATTTTGAAACAAGCATTTGCAACTACTGCAGACCGTGAATTCTTAATACTCCGCGCGGCAGAGTTTAATATCTACCCGGAACCCGCAACGCAAGGAGAATTTGAAGCCCAGTTTAATATGGAAGTACCGATTGGCTCCAGGTTTAATTACAATGAATACAACTTTGTTGTAACGGAGTTAATCGACGACACGGAACATAAGTACAAACTCAAATGCGAACAGTACGGACGCACTCCTAATGCGACTACAGGTGATATTACGCCAATCCAAGGTATTAATGGCCTTACCTCTGCTAAGATATTGAAAAATATCACGCCTGGTGAAGATGAAGAAGACACGGAAGTATTTAGAAAACGATACTTTGATGCTTTGAAATCAAAAGCTTATGGTGGCAATGGTGCTGATTACAAGGAAAAGGTATTAGCTATCCCTGGTGTAGGTGGTGTTAAAGTATACCGCTGTTGGAATGGCGGCGGTACAGTTAAGTTAGTCGTCTTAAATAGCGACTACAAACCGGCGGCCGATGAACTGATCAGGGAAGTAGAGAACGTTATAGACCCTGCACCGAAAGGCAAAGGTTATGGGCTCGCTCCTATTGGTCATACTGTAACAATCGAAAAGGCCGAACCTGTAACTGTCAACTACCGAATTGAAATAACTATGATGAGCGGTCATACAATTAACGAAATCCAAACTCTTGCAGAAAACGCTATTAAGCGACGATTACTTATTCGTGCTAAAGAATGGTGTAATCAAGACGAGAAGGATCATGTTATTCTTCGGTCTAGCCTGGTAACAGCTTTGATGGTTGAACTTCCTAACGTTCTTGATGTGGGTAGAATTACCGTAAACGGTGCCGCTATATCAAAACTAGAATTAAAGGATAATCAAATCCCAGTAATAGGGACGATTACTTTGGTGGCAGTATGATTACAGATTTCGGTGTTTTTAAGAGAGATATTGATATCTCACAATTCGCCGTTCCGTTAACTCGAGATTCTCGGGATATCCAAGAAGTGTATCGAGTGGAATCGGCTGAATTACAACTACTATGGGATATCATGTTGGATATCTTTAAGGAAGAATACATCTATACCGCATCAGATTACGGGCTTGAAGCATGGGAACAAATCTTAGGCATCAATCCTCCGGATTTGACAGACACAGAAGGGCGCAGAAGTGAAATACTATCGGTATTAATCGGACAGCGTCCTTTTACTATGCCTAAAGTGCAAGAAATGCTCAATTTTAAATTCGGTAATCACGTAGTAGAGCACTCTGTTGTATCTGATAGGTATGAGTACTGGCTAGACGTAGTAGATGGCTTTGAGACTCAATTAAACAATATTATTGATTATGTCGAGCCTTTAATTCCTAAGAACTTAATCATCAAAACTAAAAGTACTACAAACCTTAACGGCGAAATATATATCGGTGCTATCTCCGATGTATATGAATCCTTCCATGTCGGGGCGGCATTAGATAAGTTTGACTTTAAAGTAGGCTCTGACATTAATATAGGCATGAGCTTCGACGTATTAGAAACAATTAAAGTATAAGGAGAACACATGGCTTCTATTTATCCAAATACACGATTAACCAATTATGGCCGTGAGTTAATCGCAAGATCGCAAGCAACTGGTAAGAAGTTGCAGTATATTAAATTAGTTACTGGGGACGGCCAGCTCGATAATCAGAATATCGATACCATGACCTCTGTAATAGCTCCAAAATTGGAGTGCCCGTTTACCTCTAATGGTGAATTCGTAGGAGACGGCCAATTTAGAATTGAATTTGCAGTAGGCAATAGTACGGTAACTAATGGATTCTTTGCTAGGGAATTAGGCGTATATGCTAATTTAGAAGGTGAATCTGATTCCGCTGCTAGATTAATTGCATATAGTAATGGCGGTAACTACGCATCCTATATACCATCTAAGGAGACACCGATTAATTCTAAAGTATTCTCCTTAGATGTTGTAATTGGCAACTCAACAAATGTAACCGTTAAGAAGATTGATGCGGCGTATCTGACAAGAGGTGCATTAGAGGCCCATGGCCGTGATACAAGTGCGCACGCTCCTATCACAGACCAAATTAAAGCAATCCTCGGTAGTGCTAACTGGAAAGACTCTCCGGCAAGTACGCTTGTTACAATTAAAAACTTATTAGGCCAAGGTGCTATAGTAGCATCTAAACTAACCAACAATGGTGGCTTTGTTAAATTTGCTAACGGTTTCACTATTCAATGGGGAATTGGCGGTCAAGATAACGTAACTAAGACAGAGGTAACCTTCCCAATTAGATTTACTACTTTATTCATGGCTAATGCTATTGATGCGTATTGGAGTGGTTCTGATACACCGAGATATTTTGCAAATTCTGCTAACGAAAGCAGCAATACAAAAGCGATATTTGTAGCAAGTGATAGATATGCAGCATCATATTATTGGTTTGCATTAGGCATGGCATAATAGAAGGAGAAAACACATGAACCAATATGTATTTGTATTAAATGAACAAGGTGAACGCATCACATCTTTTGTTGACAATATGGTTAGCAAAGATGAATTACTAGATCATGCTAAACAAGAATGGCCAGATGCAGCGGA